AAACCCACAAACAGCAGGTGACGGACTAGCCTATCTATTCCACACCGCAGGGGCGTTTACTCGGTTCAGTGGATCAGCCGCAGATGTGCAATTAACTCATGATGGCCACAAATGGTATATCCCGTTCTGTGAAGGAACTAGACCACAGATAAATATGCTGCGGTCTGATGGTGTAGTTTCACGGGCGAGTGTTTTAACCGACCATACGGCAATGTGGGCAGGCGTGATGACAGAGCCAGCAGCACGTTGCTCAAACTGGCTACTAACTAACGGCGGAACAATTGAACTAGGACAAACAGCAGTTATCCCAGGCAACTTTGATGGCATCACAACAGCCGACGCATTAAGCGCAGACAACGTGAAATGCACAATATTTGCTGGACGATTCAATCAAGGTACAATCAACTGTGATCCGAATGGCGTTGGTGCTGTTGGGCTCGGGCTCGAATCTGCGCTAACGACTTCGACGGACCGTAAGGCGTCGAGCAGCGGTAAGAGGCGGCGATTAAGTGTTAGAGGCCACTGTGTTCGGTTGGCGGCAAAACTCGCCGCGATGAACGCAACGGCAGACAATTACTTCTTGGATTAGGAAAATCATGTCAACAAAAACGGCTCAGGATTAAAAGGATAAGCGATGGCTGGGACAGTTAAGGCAACAATTGCGGCAAATGGCGTAAGCAGTGTGTTCCTAATGACGGGCAACTTTGATGGAGCAATCTTTGGGGTTTTCAACGGCGGCGCTGCGTATCTCGAAAAGTCTCAAGATGGGGTCAACGGTTGGGGCCCAATCGACTTGGCGCCGAGAGACGAACGGTTTCCGGTAATCAAAGTCAGAGATACTTACCACTTCTTTGTCGTGAACTCTGGTGAAAATTCCTACCGATTGCGGCTAGAAAATGCCGCTGGGACAGCTGATGTTAAGATCTCGACGAATCAATAACTATGACTACTCTCGACAATGACGACTTGGCGGCCATCTCAGCTTTAATTGACTCCAGAATTGCAGCTGGCGTAACTCCGCAGCTCAACCGCATCGAAGCCAAGACCAACTTGATTGGCACAGGCGCAGTGGCTGTGATTGCGATGGTGTCGCCGACGGGTGAGATTAGTTCGCAGATCATTATCGGTGATGACTACTTGGAAGCGAATAATCGCGAGTTCTCGTGGATTGTCCCTGCGGTGCCTGGTGTGGTGATGGGGACCGCTCAGTTCTATTTCGGTGGCAAGCCGATTACGGGCGGACCGGGTTGGCTTGTGCTGGGCGAGATTTCCGATGCTGGCGGCGGGAATTGGCGTGTGGCGGCGGAGCTGCCACGGACTGCGACAACGGGACTGATAGAGGGTCTGTATCGCTGGAGTGGCGAGATCCGCGATGTGTCGGGTAATGAAGTGACTCGCATTCGCAGCGACAGCAATCGGCATGTCCAGTTGGTCAGCAAGCAGACGTAAGTCGTTCTTGTAGCTGGACCGGCCACGGTTCAGACGACGAACCAGACGAACCTCGCCTACGGCTACGGGTTAACCAACTGAACCCTGGCGGGATCAGCTGGGATCAGCTACTAGCGGGATCGGTCAAGATGGCGAGACACAGGCAAGACAAGGATCGTCGACGCAAACGTCGCAATCGGTGTCGCACTGGTAAGACTAGGTTTCGTAGTCAATCAGAGGCGATTCACAGTCTGCATTGTTTTCAGAACGCTTGTGCTCGAGAGATCATCCCAAAGCGAGTCTACCAATGCGAGTTCTGCAACGGGTGGCATTTGACGAGCACTGATCCGCTGGGAGTAGCTGATCCCGCCAGGGTTCAGAAGATTCGTAGCTGATCCCGCCAGGGTTCAGAAGATTCGTAGCTGATCCCGCCAGGGTTCAGAAGATCTGAATTCTGGCGAATCCAGCTACGTTTGTGAAAGGAAATCCGAAAACACTGCTGAATAGTGGTGCGTGCTTTTTCAGCTCTTCAGCGACCGGCCCACCAATGCGAATTGCCGACTGCAAACAGCCTTTGCTGATATGCGGAAAGCTTTCGCGAACTGTGTGTAGCCGCGTCTCTCCGAGACACGGGAATGGTAGTTAGATGGTCAATGTACAAGGAGCTTTGAAAGAACCATGCCAAAAATTTCACTAGAGCAGGCAAGTCGAAACATCGGCGACAAGCGACGCGAACTGACGTCGGCCAGCACCGCGTTTCAGGAAGCAATCAAGGCCTACGAGGCCAGCGGAACAGCAATTGCCAGTTTCCGCAAGGATAATACTGGCGAATTGTCGGACGAGAAGAAAGACGAACTTGCCAAATTGGAGTCTGCCCGCCAGGCGGCTAGGCAGGCAATGATGACGGCCGGCGATACTGCTCGCAATATCAAGGAAGAGTTGTCGGATATGGAGTCCGATTTCTCTGTGATGCAGTCGAGCAACGCCCTGGAAGACTTCCTGAGCTCTTCGCACGGCGGCATCTCTAACATCGGGACCGATGGTGCGAGCCTTGGAAGTGGACCGGGTTCAACTGGTGGCAATGCTGGCGGACTAAACGATAGCATTCGCGTGTTGGCTCCGACCGACAAGCAAATGGAGTACAACCTGGGCGTGTACTTCCAATCGATGATGATCGCGGCGATCGATCGCGCTAATCCGGCGGATGTGGCTAAGAACTACTTCAAGAACGATCACGTTGCGGCAGCCATGTCAGCTCATGATTTTTCTCGGGGCGGTTCATTCGTGCAGGGTGAGTACGCCAACTTCTACATTGGCTTGCTGGCTCAGAAGGCCGTTCTGCGGTCTTGCGGCGTGCCAACGATTCCAATCGTCAACGGTTCGATGACTATTCCCAAGATCACCGATGGTGTGATGGGTGGTTACCGGGGCGAAGAGCAAGCGATGGCGGTTGAGGAGATGAAGACTGGCGACGTGACGTTGACTCCCAAGGAAATGTACGTCATGGTCGCAATGACTCTCAAATTGTTGCGAGTCGCTTCGGTTTCGGCGGCGACGATGGTTCGCGAAGAGATGGTGCGAGCGGGTGCAATTCTCGAGGATCGCCACTTCATTCGTGGTTTGCCCAGTGGAGCTGGTCCTACCGGTCTGCGATGGCGAGCTGCTGCAAACAACATTGTTCCGTTCGTAAAGGCCGGAGCGACTAGTCAGCGAGTGGTGAACTTCATCGAAATGCTGCAGCTCAAGTTGACCGAGGCAAGTGTTGACCTGGAGAATCCATACTGGATCACCACTCCAGGCATCATCGCGTACTTGAAGACTTTGTTGAATGTCAACAACCTGCCGTTGTTCCCGGAGCTCAGCCAAGGCAAGTTGGGAATGTTTCCATTCAAGGCTACCAACATTGTCCCGAATAACATCGCGACCCCAGTGTTGGCGGCCAACGGTGCACCGTCAGCGGCTGCACCTGGGTATTCTGAGTTGATGTTCCTGGACGTAGCCAAGCAGATCATCGGTGATGTGCCAGGGGTGATTCTGGATATGTCCAAGGACGCGACCTACGTGACGCCAACTGGTCAGACTGTCAATTGCTTCCAGCAAGGGCAAGTCCTGTTCAAGCTGACCCAAGAGAACGACATTCACACTCGATTCGAAGAGTCGATCTGTGTCGGTGTCGACTTGGATTGGACAGTCGCACAGTAAGCAGGCTGTAGCGGTTTAGTCTGTAGGGAAAAGCCAGCGGTGAAAAAACACCGCTGGCGAATCCAAATCAAAAACTAAAACAAAAGACCCTCAAAGAAGGATCAAATAAAACATGCAAAGTGCATTAGGAAAAGACGTACGGTCGCAGACGCGAGTTGTGACCGCAGGAGCGTTCGCGGCATTGATCGCTGGCGATACTGGTGTCCAAAAGACGACAGGTGTTGTGCTGTTGAATTCTCAGCCTGTTCGAGCTAGCTCGGTTAGTTTTGACATCCCCGTCGACATTAGCATTCCGGCCGGGCAATCGGCAAGCTACGAAGGTTTCGTTGAGCGATCGGCGGACGGTGTAACGTGGGTTGAAGTTGAAGGACCGCGATCCAAAGGCAGTTGGGCTAATCCGGCCGGCGCCGCAGGGGCATTATCTGTTTCAGATGCGATTCGCGTTGGGGCGGATGTGATTCAGGCTGGCTGCGATCGAGTGCGGGCCAAAGTGACAACAACGTTTCCTGCCACTGCGATCCCAACTGTTCGCGGCCTGAGCGTGCTGCTAGGCGGATTAGATGTCCGCGGTGCAGTTCCTCGTAGCCAACGATCGGTAACGTAATCGCTGATGCTGTCTAATTCGCAGACCGCGCACTGTGCGGTCTGCGTTTAATTGTAGGATGGGACGCCGTCCCATCCTGCAACGTAGAGACGAACGACACGCCCTTCGAAGACTCAGGGACGTGCCACCCGTAAATAATTCGCAAAACTCAAGGTGATCAAAATGTCGCGTGTGGCCGTTCAAATGATTCGCGATCGCGGAGCTAATTTCCGTGGCGAAAAGGTGTTGTTTCAGGAAGATACAGCCAATCGGCTGGTGTCTGAGGGGGCGGCTCTGTTTTTAGATGATAACGGCGAACCTATTCTCAAAACCACCGGAGTCGTTGAATCTGCTGGCGACACCGGCAGTTCGAATTCTGGCGGAAATGGCGGTGCCGATGGTGCTGCGAATAAGAAAAAGCCAAAGGGTAAGGTTAAGACCACGGATGTTAATCCATTCGAGATCGACGGCTTCGACCCCAAGGTCATCGCTGCTCTGGCTGATGTTGGCATCACGAACCCCGAAGAGCTGCGAGCCTACGTGGCCAGCGGTAAGACGTTGGCCGAATTGCCCGTGATCGGTACTGTCACGAAGGAATTGCTGGACCTGTACGGGGCAGAAGCCTAAGGTCTGGAATTTGAAATTTGAAATCTGAGATTTAGAACCCCCATGTCAATTGTCCTCGGTACAACTCGACGCATCAGCCGCTATCCGTTCGACGGCATTGCGGCGAATGTCGTTTTGCCTGTTCTGCTGGAGGGCGACAAGGGTTTGAAGAAGCACGCGCAGATTCGCCACAGCTTGGAGGATGGTCCGCTGCTGGAGTACTTGCTGGATGCAATTGAGTACGTTGAAGAACGCGGCAGAGTGTCACTGATCAATCAGCGTGTTTTTCATGTGCTGCACTGCTGGCCAGGCGGTCAAACCGTCCATTGCTCGCGCGGGCCCCTTGTCAGTGTCGAGGCGGTTAAGTATCTGGATTCGGCTGGCGCAGAGCAAACGGCGTCGACGGATCTGTGGCGAGCTGACACGCGGTCGCGGTGGGGTGGTCTGTTCTTTAGCGACGCATTTTCGGAGACTCTGGCTGAAGGTGATGGCGTTGTGTGGGCCGAGATGACATGCGGCTATGGAACGACAGCGGATGCGGTGCCAAGTCAGTGGAAGCAGTTGATCAAGGTTGTGGCAACGCATTGCTACGAGCGTCGGGAGTTGGCGGCTGGCGGTGGGTTTGATGAAGCGTTCGAGCGTGTGTTGCATCGTAAGTTTTCAGCGGCTGGACAATTGAGACGCTACGGGTAGATTGCAAATCTCCGATTTCAAATCGCAAATCTCAAAAATTAGAAATCATGCCCGACTATCCAAAGCAAGAAACTGGCACGGTGCGCGGGACAGTCTGTTACCGCGACGTTGTGGCGATCCGTGAAGACATCGCGCCGGACGGTGCTAGTCAACCGGCCTACGATCGATTGGTGCATTCCGAGCTGTTGGCCGAGGTTCTGCAGGTGTCCGGCGGTGAGTTTGTGCGTGGTAAACAGGTGGAGGCTCGGACGACATTCGTAGTCTCAATCGACTGTGTACCGGGAATTCATAATCGCTGCGAAGTTGAAATTCTGACTGGACCTTACGCAGGTCGAAAAGTCTATGTAGGTCGCGTGCATCACGAGACCGCCAGATCCCGGCCAGTCAATTTGCAGTTGCACTGCGCAGATTCGCGGCAAGTGTAGGCGCGTCTCTCCGAGACTCGAAGTCATCAGGCACTCGCAAGTCCAATCCGCGTCTCGAAGCGACCTGGCCTCGGAGAGACGCGGCTACGGAGGAATCATGAAACATCAGTTCGGCATTCATATCGATCCAGCGACGGTAAGAGCGGCAGATAAGCTGTTGTCCGCAATCGAGGAGCAGGCTCGCGGGGCGGCGATCGGTCGAGTGCTACGAGATGCCGGTAACTTGCTCAAGAAAAAGGTCCGCGAAGTTCTGCCCAAGCCTGGATACCCTGGTGACAAGGCTGGCCTGAAGCCATTGCGTGACACAGTCTCAATAAAGGTGAAGAATTACCAAGGCGGGTTCTTCAAGGTGTTGATTGTTGGTTACGCATTGCCATCGGGAGCGCACGGGCACTTAGTGGAGTTCGGGCACGACATGGCAGTGACTGGCAAGCGTGTTGCGGGGAAGGGGTATTTCACGGCGGCCGTCCAAATGGCTCAGTCGCAGGTCGATACCACGATTCTTAATGGCGCTCGTCGCGAGGCGGCCAAAGTGCGGCCAGTATCCACAACCCCGTAATTCGTTAAACCGAAGGCGAGGGTGTAATTCCCGTAGACAAGACTGAGATTTATGTCAGGCAAAATAACTTTTCTCGACGAGCTAACAGGCGACCTCGTTCGACATCTTCGGACGGCACCGCAGGCAACCATCGATGGTGCAATTGTTCCGTCGATCGCATCAATGGTTGGTGAAGATCAAAACGCCAGGATCTTCCCCGAGGCGGCAAGGTTCGGTGTGGCGATGCCGCAGATTGTCTACACGCAAGCCGGCGGACACTCACCAAAAACCCTTGGTGGACCAGACGGTTGTGAAGAGATCACACTGCACATCTACGCCTACGCAGTCGAGCAGCCGCGATCGCGATTGCTGGCGAGAGCCATTCTTCAGCGATGCGTGGCTGGCGATAATTCGATGTGGGGTGCAGCAGTCGGCAACGTGGGTACAGCAGTCCACGTTTGCAACGGAGGAATTGTCGATACGGGAGTGCACGAGGCGCGAGACCAGTCGGATAAGAAATCGTTTTGGACGCGGTTGGTTTTGAAATTGGTTATTTCGTAGTTGATCCTGTAGCTGGACCGGCCACGGTGCAGTTGTAAACCTCGCCTGTGGCTACGGGGTAAACAACTGAATCCTTGGCGGAATCAGCTACTCTGAAACAATTCTGGACTGAGAAATGAGTGGCGAAATTCCAAGGGGACGAACCGGCGAAGCAGGCAGTACCAAGATCGTGACTGTTCGTCTAGACAGCTTCCAGCAACACGAGGCGATTTATAATGCCAGTCGCGATCGTGACATTTCTATCAACTCATTCTGCCTGACTGCTATTCTCAACGCCGCTGCTATCCCTGGGACTCTTGACGAGGCGGTTAAACGTCGACTCGCTGATCTGGCTGTTAGTCGTCCGGCGCAACCGATCGTGAAGAACCCAAAGACGAAGGAGGAAATCAGTCAGACAGTTCTCGACGCAACAAAGCGCAGCAGCGACCCGTTTGATCTGATCACTCTAAAGCAGCTCGAGCGGATTGCCCGCGAGTCGGGAGTTCCCGAAGCCTGTGCCTTTCGAATCGTACAAATGTTCATGGAAGCCGTAGGATAGGACGCCGTCCTGTCTGTATCTGCATTAAGCTCGGCAGGAGCCTCGCACTCCCCCCTCCGAAAACACCAATGAAAGTTTGTGTGATTCGTTGGTCCGGTTTTATGGAGTGATTTCCAAACATGTGCGAACTTCAACAAGGTGCAACGCTGGCATTTTCTGTTAGCGGTGCGTTGTATCAGGTGCTGAACATAGCTCGGTTTTCGGCTCCCATTCCGGTCATCGACGACACGGATTTGGCCGACACTGTCAGTCGCAAGAAGTGCGCTGGGAAATTGCAAGACCCACAGATGTTCACCATTACGGCTCGCAACATTGGCACTCAGGCTCGACCGTCCAAAGGCGTCGTGCAAGATCTGACAGTCACGCATCCGCTCGCCGCAGGCCGAACTACTCCAGAGATCCTTGACGGGTCTGGGTTTGTTGTCGACGTGCGAACGCCGGAGTTCAGTTCGGACAGCGAAGCCAGGCAGACAATCGAAATCGACTGGCAGTTCGATGGCGATCCAATGCCAACACGAACGCTAGCCGCTTAATAATTCACCCCAGTGAAGGCGGTCTCGCGAGTTTCACCGGACCCGCGGGACCGCCGCTTTGTTTCTTTGTAGCTGATCCCGCCAGGGTTCAGGAGATTGCCCATCTGAACCGTGGCCGGTCCAGCTACGGCTTAAACAAGAGAAGGTCCACTTGTAATGTCATCAGAAAATCGAATCGTTCTTCAAGCGTGGTTTGGCGAAACGCCAACGGGCCAGAAGCTTGAAAAGCCTAGCTTTCAGATCTTCGTTGAAGGCAGTGTTGTTGCGGAGCGTCGCGGGAAGGATGTTGTCCGCGAGTTGATTGGATTTGTATCCAAGGAGCCGGGTCGGCCTATCAACTTCTTGCCGGTTATCGCGGCGTTTCGCGATTTGATTCCCCACTTCGAAGTGCAGATTCGGACGGCTCTACTAGAGTGGCGAGCCGAGCAGAAGGCGGAGGCTGAAGTAAAGGTAGCTGCGCTGCAAAAGAGTGTGGCTGCGGCCAATGACGATTTGACGAAGTCATTTGCTGAAGACGCTCTTCAGTCGGCTCAGTCGTTATTGCAGTCTGCCGAGGTGCAGCATCAGGTCGAAGCTAGCGTGAAGCGAACCGGCAATGCACCAGATGAAGAGGCGATCGAGCAGTTACGCAAAGATTTGCAAAAGCCTGTCGAGGAGTCTACTGACGGATCAGATGATCCCGATGCCAACGAGCAGAATTTGTAGCGGAGTGAATTTGTAGCTGATCCCGCCAGGGTTCAGTCTTTGCGCCCATGAAACCCTCTGAACCGTGGCCGGTCCAGCTACGAAAACCAAAACATGCTAACTAAAGAACAAATTGCCGCTCGTCGAGTGTCCACGACTCCATCTGTCCTGGAATTGCCAGATGGCGAGAGTGTGTTTGTATTGCCGGTCGGTTCCCGGTTGATGCGAGATTATCGCCAATGCTTGCGAGACGAAGATGGTAAGCCGATTGACGAGCGAAAGCAGTTTGTTGACGAGCTGCTGATTGCAAGAGTCTTGGTCAATGCCGATGGCTCGCGGATGTTCAGCGACGAGGACGTCTTAAACGGGTTGCTGACCGACCTTGATCCAAGTACGTGGGATGCTCTGATGGAGTACGCTTGGAGCTTTATCGCTGGTGGTGATCGCCAAAAAAAATCCTCGCCGACGACATCTACCGAAGCGTCTTAAGAATCGCCAGATCGTCTGGTCTGCCGCCCAGCGTGATTGAAGAGTCTTGGACGCTGGACGAAATTCTTGATGTGGGCGAGCTGGACGACTTGGAGGCGGCTGGTCAAGCCAAGCGGTTGGTGGGTCGCATTTGTGCCGAGATCCATAATGCGGTCCGCAATTACGGTTGGATGCGTCACGCCGACAAAAACACGCCACCGCCGACGCCGCTGGACGAGACCAGATGGCTGCCGCGACGCGTCAAGCGAAAGAAGGTCAAGAAGTCTTCGGCTTCAAGCACCGTCGCCCAGCCACTAACACAGGGCGAAGCTGTCTCACAAAAGATCAAGCAGGCGTTTTCGGATTGGTGGTAACAAGATTTCTTAGTAGCTGATCCCGCCAGGGTTCAGAAGACCTGAATTCTGGCGAATCCAGCTACGACGGAGAGCCTACATAGAAAGCCCCATCACATGACAATCATTAGCAAGTACGCTTACAAAGCCGTTTGGGATGCGACCGAACTTTCCAAGGGCTTGATGAATTCTCGCGCTCTCTTTCAGGCTCAGAAGAAGATCGTCGAGGATTCTCGCACGCCATTCGATCGGCTGGCGATCGGACAAGAGAACCTCAACAAGCTGATTGAGAAGTACCCTGAACTTGCATCGCAAAAACTGCGACTGGAAAAGCAGCTCGAGAAACAGTATTTGCTTGAAGAGTCTGCGGTACGGAAGTTGGACGCTGCGGAGCGCCAGCGTCTGAACACTCTACTGACCGTTGCAGAGAAACAGGAGCGAGCCGCGGCCCGGATGGAGAAGGCTCGGGCTCGCGTTCAGCAGCGGTATAGTACCTTCGATGAATCTGGCGGTGCTGGGCTGGACGGACCAAACTGGGGCGGAAAGGATGAAGAATCTGGCGGTGGCATGTCGCTTGGTGGGCTTGGCAAAGCCGGACTAGCGGCTGGGGCGGCGGTTGGGGCTTATAAGCTCAGTACCGCATTGAAAGATATCGCAACGCAGGGTATCGCGGCCAATAAAGAGGTGGAACGAGCGGAGATTACGTTCGAGCATTTCTCGGGCTCGGCGGACGTATCGGCAAAGATGATGGATCGTCTTCGCACGATGTCTTCGGACGCTGGCGTGTCGTTTAACGCATTGTCCGATGGTGCAGCGAGATTCATGGTACAGGGGTTCTCGGGTGATGATGCAATCAAGACGATGTCGCAGATCGCCGAGGTGACGGGTGGCATACCGGAGCGGATGGATCGATTATCGATTGCATTTGCGCAGGTGAAATCTAAGGGGCAACTGTTCGCGGAAGAAATGCAGCAGATGAACGAGTCAGGATTCAGTCCATTGATTGAACTGGCGCAGGTTCTTGGGGTTGAAGTTTCCCAGGTCAAGGACCAGATAGAAAAGGGCAATGTAACCTGGGAAGTGTTTGCCAAGGCGATCGACAAGGCGACCAGTGCCGGCGGTAGGTTCGACGGCTTCCTTGATAAATTCAAGGGCACTTCGCTAGGGGCGGCCAACGAATCGGCGGCCGCTTGGGAAAATGCTTATGCCAGGATCGGCAAGGCCATGGAGCCGGTGACGTCGATGTGGGCCAAGTTTTCAACAAGAATCGCCAAAGATCTGGCCGACTCTGCGGACGCTCTGTCTGGGGCATCGGGGGCTCCCGTTGTCGAAGACAAGGCTGCGATGCAGGAGCGAAAGAAGCAGGAAGCGCGAGCCAAGGAACGGGCGAGGATCGATGAGACCAGGAAGCGTGAACAGGCAGCTTTTGCGGAGATCGAAGCGAGGAATGCGGAGCAAGCTGGAGTTGCTGGCAGTGGACTGCAGGATCAGCAGTTTGGGTTGATCAAGAGCTTGGCGTCCGACGAGGAACTGGCGAAGTTCGAGAAGATGTATTCGCTGTTGAGCGATTTCAATAAGGAACAGGCCAAGCTTGGTGCGATCGAGAATTTTAAGAGCGGTCTAGGCTTGGGGGATTTGTCGGGCTACCTGGGCGCAGAGGCTAAGGCGGAACTTAAGAAGACAGAGCAGCTCGAGAAACAGCTTGAGCTACGACAAAAGCAACAAGAGGTGATCGATCGGTCGAAGCAGATTGCAGAGAAGTTTGCTTCGGATGAACAGAAACAGGTCGACGCTCTTGCTGATCTTGAGATGGCTCGGCGGTTTGGCGGACTGAGTCAAGCGGACTTCGATCGCGAGTCGAAGAAGGTTGTGGCCACAGAATCTAAAGGCGGTGGTTTGGCGACTTCGATGCAGGCCGGGTCGGCCAAGGCGTATGAATTCATGGCTGGCGTTCAGGATCGAGGCCAGCGAGAGAAGATGCAGGAGAAGCAGGAGAATAAGCAACTTCAACTGCGAATGATCAAGGCCATTGAAAAGGTCGAGGCCGCCGTGAAGGAATCTGAGATGGCAGCGGCCGGATAGCGTTTGCCTCCCCGTAGCTGATCCCGCCAGGGTTCAGTTCTTGAATCTCTGAAAAACCTCTGAACCGTGGCCGGTCCAGCTACAGGAGATCCATCTGCGGTAGTTCCGAAAATCAGTGCATGCCAACAATCCAGACCATGAGACCCGACGCCAATGTTTCTTTGCGACGCAACAAGGACCAGTTGGTTGTCGAGCAAGATTTTCACATTCGAATTCGAGCTGACGATGTCAACCAAGATCGATTGACGATACTCTATGGAACTCCAGGCGTGCCGCTGTTCAATGTGATCTACGGCAGCTATGGCATGCTGCTGTCCAGTGCTGAAGGTGATCGTCATCCCGATGATCCGCTGTTGTGGGATTGCGTCTATCATCTATCCAATGTTGTCGAAGAGGGAGCCGATCGCGACCCAACGAACGGCAATCAGCAGACCGGCGACCCGACTGTTTGGATCCCGATGGTGGAGTTGGGCTTTGAGGAATACGATGAAGTCCTGCGCGAGTCGCTGGACTACACCGAGGATCAAAAACACACCAGCATCGATGGCGAGGATCCGGTTGGTTACAACGCTAAGAAATGGCTGAACAGTGCTGGCCAACCCTATGATACAGGGTTTGTTCGACGCCGTCGCATTATCACTCGGCAGTTCACGCAGTTCGAAAAAGCTTCAGGCGTTGGAGCTCGAACGCTGGATCAAATCATGGATTGGCACGAGACGATCAATGATGGGATGTACCTCAATCGGGCGAAACGGACGTTGATGTTGACTGTCGACAAAGTGGCGATCGGCACCTACTACTCGGTGCGAGCTTGGCGAGTCGACATGACATTGCACTACAAGAAGTCTGACTGGCGAATTAAGCAGTTGGACGTCGGTTGGAATTACAAGGCTTCGGCAACATCCACCGACCTTTTGGCCTTCACCGACAAGCCAGGTAATTCAATCCTTGGTGCGTTGGACGGCAAGGGACTGAAGGCTGCGGATCCAGAGCAGCCAGCGATTCGATACCACAAGGAATTCGAGGACGCGAATTTTGCTTCGTTTCTCAGGTTGCTAACGTAGCGGAATGCGTCAAGCATTTCGAATTCAGATACTCAAGAGACTCTAAGGCAAACCACTGTGGCAAAAGAAAAACCAGTCGGGTTTTATCCTGCTACAGCCCATCGGATACTGAATCGATTGGGGATTGGCGCAGAAAGCGAATTCATCGAGCGGCAGCGAGGTCGCGGACGTGGATCGACTATCAAGTATTTCGTGCTTGCTGAAGACGCAACGAGTTTGCCCGTCTACGCGTGGCCGGGTGATTTCGACCAAGAGACAGGAGAAATAAATCCAAGGCCAGACTCGACGCCATTTGAGTTGTATTATGCTAATGACGAATTGCGGCCAGGAACAAAAACTGCAAAGGCCGGATACACAGGCAAATATGGCATTGATGAAAACGGCTTGGACATGTTCATCAACGGCCCTTGCGTGACTGGATGCACATCGACCGCAAGTATCAGCGGCACTTTAGAAGACGGTGAAGTTGGCACGGAATACGAAGCGACATTGACTGTGTCTGGTGCAGACGATGACGGCGTCACATCGCCTAATCTGCCTGCTGGCCTTGAGCTTGATCCAGACACTGGCGTTATTTCTGGCACGCCAACGGAGGCTGGAACGTTTTACATTGTCTTCACGGCAACTAGCGAAGATCCACCAATCTGTGCGGCGACTGAAATGATTAAATTGATCATATGGCCCGAGGGCGAAGGTCCAGAACCAGAAGAGCCACCAGGAGGTGGAGAGCCGTGACCGGACATATGCAAACCAATTGCGAAGGCAGTGATTGTTGTGGCAATAACATCGGCGATCCTCCCCCACGCTGTGATTGTTACGCAGGCGGCGATGTATGCAGTATCTGGTGGAAATGCAACGTCCCGGCCAGTATTTTCGGTCTGCCTAGCAAGCCGCCATACAGAATGCGAATCACCAAAGCAGACAATCGAGACGATGAGGACATTGAAACGATTCTTGAATCTACTGAGGTCGAGGGTCGGTGGTCTGTGCCTGACAATACCGACGCTTACTTTCGTGTCCAGTTGTGTTGTGACGATCCAGGATATGGTGAATGCCGCTGGCGTACTTTGTTTGAAGGCCAGATTGATTCAGTCACAACGCCATGCGATATTGCTGTGGTCGGCGTTGCTCTTATTTTAGATGAAAATAATAATCCTAATCCGGCTGGTCCGTATCGATGCGGCGGGAAGCTTCGGGTCCACGGGGCCGGGGGGCAGACTATATTTGGATCGTGCGCTCCAGGCATAACTTCACTGAAGGTCGGTGGAGTTGTTGTTGGGGGCGGCTCTCCTTTTGTTGGCTGTGTGCCTGAAGGACTTGGCCCAAACTGTGCTGCTGGATCTGCATTACTTCCAGAATGCGACGGCATTGCTCCTGATCGTCGATACATTGACATTGAATTGCCTACTTCAAGCTGCAATCAAAAAGTCGCTGTCGAAGCAACAAACGGATGCGGGCAAGTTCGTGTTTGCGAAGTGACTTTGCCATGTGAAGCCCATTACAATTATTACCGTGTTGAGGTTCCGACCTGGAACGGCCTTAATCGCACTTGTAGTGGCGCAGAAGATCAACCGCCGGGATGGCCAAATCCAACCAATAGCGATTTCACGTGGGCTCAGTCCTGGTCGAATGCCGTGTCGTTGACTGGCAGTGTCGGAGGGTCTTATTTTGTCGCAAAGCATTTGAACTGTCCGAATCACAATCCGATTGCGACAGGCACGTTTGATTGGCGTTGGATCGTTAGTGGCCTGCATCGAAAGTACGACTCGGCGACGGGCGGGCTTATAACTCTCCCAATGAACTACGATTTACACTGGTGGGGCAACATAAAGTATTCTCTCGGGTTCAGACCAGACGCACAGTTATCCCTCGGCGATGTGATTGTTTCATTTGACGGCCCGTTGTTCTATCACGTTGAACAGCAAGGACCGGGGCAGTTCGGCAACGAGCAAGTGATTTCTGATGGCCAATATCCCGGCCCTCAACAGTCAGTCAATTTTCAACGCCTTTTTCGTATCATTGGAATGTCTAATCCGATGACCTGCTCACCATGTGACGACCAACAATTAACGACCCAAATCACATGGGAGAAAATAACGCCTTGGGATTGGTCGATTCAATTAACTCCGGGTATTGGGCAACCTCCACAATGGCTGATTCCTGATTATCAAGTTGGTGGAGGCTGGACAGGGCCGTATCCGGTTCCGTTTAGTTGCGTTGGCAACGCAACCGTGCAAACCGAGGTTCTTGAAGCGGAGTTGATCAGTTTATGAAAACTTGGAAGCATCCGATTCATTGGCCGCCCGGTAAAGGTCCTGCGGATGTCAAGAGTACTGGAGAGTCGCCAGATGCACAAAAGTGCGACGAGTTGTCTGCTGGCATCAATCTCCTGACATCACTTAGCTTGATGCCAAAGCACATGGAAGTCCAGAGTCGATGCCTTGATTCTTGGGTGACAGTTGGGTGTAAAGTGATTGCACAAAATACTGCCGAGGAAATCAATCAGCTAAAGCCTATTTACCATCAAGTGCATGAGTGGATTGAGTGTGATGATACAAGCACAGCGTATGAGTACCCAACGCAGAAGTTGATTAGTCTCGCAGAAAGCGCGGCTGCTCTGGATGCTGCGATTATCAATAGTGATATTGAAATTATTTGTAGGCAAAAACAACTTAAATCGCTGATTGAGCGATCAGAAAGTGAATTTGTCCTAGGCATTCGTTGGAACTATTCAGTCTCCCCAAGCCATGCAAGAGAGTTTGAGTGGGGGTTTGATCTGATAGCTATGAGCCCTGAGCAGGTTGGTCTCTTGCCAAAGGACATGCCGTTTGCCATCGGTCAACCGATGTGGGACTATGCGCTACCAGAGATATTGATGATGTTTGGATTCAAGCCGAAGATATCACATTCAAGAGTGCTATTTCACCATGACCATCCTCAGCATTGGAACGATAGAAGTCACAGGTTAGGAAAAAATTGGTTAGCGAATTTCACTGGCCAGCCGTTTGATGACGTTTGGTTTAGGCGGTCCATTGACAGTGAGTACCTGTATTACAAATCTGATGGCGTTTACCGTCGCAACCATTGGATGCCGTTGCATTGGTACGCACCGTTGAATCGCAAGGTTTGGGGGCCCCAAGAAGCACGCCAGTGGTTCTTCGAAGGTTGGCAGCCGGGTATTCCTGAATCATGTGGTTGTAGCGAAAAATGGGCATCGTTACCAACGCCAAGCAAAGATATCTTCGATACCCCACAGTCGTTTTTTCGATGGGGGTGGGATCGTCACAACCATGTAAGCCGATATCACGCAAGTAAGCCAGTTATGTCGTTCCACGATGCAGTTTCGTGGTTTTGGCCGTCGCATGCCATGCCTGGTTGAATACAATGGCCTTGATGAAAAGCAGTTACACGAAGCTAGCCTAAGCTTCCAGATTTGCCATGCATCATAAGAAATTCAAGCGAAGGCGAACCGGGCCAAGGCTGTGCAGCTATCCCGGCTGCAAAGTAGTGGTGATGGGCGGTGGTCGGTGTGATCAACACGCTCGTTCTCTCGACTTCAGCCAGCGGAGGCGGGAAGGTAAGAAGTTTCTGAATTCGACGGCTTGGCTACGCTGCAGGGCACTCAAGTTATCCATGGACCCATGGTGCGAACGGTGCGCAGTTTCAAAGCCACAGCCCGTTCCGGCAGTCGATGTCCACCACATTCGCCCTCGGGACACTCACCCAGAACTCTCGCTGACCTTAAGCAATCTAGAATCGCTATGCAAGAGCTGCCACGGTGTGGAAACGGCGAGGGAGGTTCGTAGCTAGACCGAAGACTATTGCAGGATTGTTTAACCCGTAGCCGTAGGCGAGGCTTGCATGAGATTTACAAAACCTAATAAGTACCGGAACGCTCCTGTTGTCGTGGATGGTATCCGTTTTGCCAGTAAGCGCGAGGCGGGTAGGTATCTGACGCTGAAGTTGCTGTCGAAGGCTGGAAGGATCCGCGATCTGAAAATGCAGGTCAGGTTTAAGCTGTTGTGCAACGGTCATCACATTACCACGTATGTGGCCGATTTCACTTATGAAGAATGGGCCAATGATGACTGGCAGTCAGTCGTCGAGGACGTGAAGGGCGTTCGAACAGACGTCTACAGGCTGAAACGCAAGTTGATGCTCGCTCACGGTATCGAAATTCGTGAGGTGTGAAGGTCTTTCGTAGCTGGACCGGCCACGGTTCAGGGGTATGTAAAGACTGAACCCTGGCGGGATCAGCTACGAAAAATGACCACGAGAAACTTTTGTAAAACTACTTGACTCGCTTTGAGGCTTCGCTAGAATCAGCCGCAGAGCTACCAACTCCACTTTCTAAATTATCGAATTATCAGATTTCTAATTTGAAATCGTTAATTCGTCTCCACCGCGTCTTACGCATCCGTTTCTTATGGATGTGTTTTTGAATGGACGCTACTCCAAAACCGCTAACAATCGATGCTGCTTTTGTGCAGTTGCGCGAGCTGCAAGGGCAGTTGCTGGAGCATGCTATTGGGTTGGCCGATCGCATTGCTGCTAAGGCAGTGCGTAGGTACTCGTGGTTGTGCGCTGACGATCTGCGTCAGGAATTGTTGATTCCTTTGCCTCGGTGGATCGATCGGTACAACCCCAAGGATAAATCGGGTACATCGTGGTCTAAGTACCTGTATCACAAGATGAATTTCTATCTGAAGGACGTTCTTCGCAGGGAGGATCCTGTTGGGATCAAATGGCCGCAGCGGGAACAGTATCCGACTTGGTTTCGCCTGGGTGATCAGTCGGCCAGGTTGTCGATCAGTGGCGATGATTCCCAAGACGAATCATTGACCGGCGAATCTGGCTATGGCAGTGATTGCCCGGACGAATTATTGGGTAAAACGCTGGAGATCTCTGTTGAATTATCGAGCGATGAAGACGATCAGATTTGGCAGCGAGATCTAGCTGGGCTGCTCAAATTGGCGAAGCAAAATCGCAAGCGAAAGCAGTACCAGTTGCTGGTCGATGCTGGGAATGGTGTCGCTCGGGTGCCGAGGTGTGAGTTTTGGGACTCGTCAAAATCGCGTGTTCGATTTGCACCCAAGAAGGTTGTTAGTCTTGCGAGTTGGGTGGGCCACTCGCGCAGTCAGTTAACGTTTTGGTAGGAGTGATCATGACAAAAGACCATACAAATGTCGAGGTCGTCGTTAGTCGACGCTTTGGTTCCATCATGCCATACCATGTGTGCATTGCGGGGCATGATGAATTATGGGAGCAAGGTTACTCGGAACATGAGGCAATTGAGCGGCTGAAATGTACCCATCCAACAGAGATGGAAGGGCGTATAGTCTCTGTCACGCGGAGGGGGCTTGTTACCCAAGATTTAAGGGACATGCCTGAAGATAAGGTGAACTATCATTTGATGGGAATAGTGGAACTGAGAGACGCATGCCAATCAGCCATCAACTTTGCTGAAGAGAACTCGATATTGCGATGTCAAATTGATCGACAGAGCAGAATTATAGCTGCCTTGGTGGTCGCAAACGGTGGGGAGGTCAATGGAGAAGTGTGGGATAGAATCCATCGCCAAGTAGTGTTTTCACCATACACGATTCGCACGACAGAAAGTTCAGTCTATATCGAGTTGTCGGATGTCAAAACCAATGCAACAAGCTAAAAAAACACCTGAAAAATACACTGGGCAAAAGTCATGACAATTGACATGGTTATGCACACGTCGGCGGATCTTGAGCCGCTATCTCTGTTTCTAAATCCTCGCAGAGAAGCCAAGCCACTTGCTTCGAAAGAGCATACGTTGATTGAGCGGTTTCCACATATCTACACATCCGATTCGATCGGAATGGCCTTTGATAGGTCGCCACTTGTTTTGACTCCGAGACGTTGGGTGAAATGTTGTTGCTCGATCGGTTTCGGTGATTTGTGGCCACTTTTCATTCATGGCGTGCGAACAATCGACGGTGAACTGACGAAAAGTTCTCCTCAAGAAGTGGCACAGAAGTGCATCAATCGAGCTCATTCGTTTCGAACAATCGACGCGGAACTGATGACGCCGGTTGCTATGCCAGCACTTCGTTTAAGCAAAATCCTTTCAATGTATTTTAGTGACTGGAGGATTATCTCAGGTACTACCAAGGCGTTCGAAGTTTGGAAGAACGGATTTCCGATTTGCCGGAACCAAAAGCAACTTTATCAGCACTTAGGGGTCGTCCTTCCGAATGATGTACCATTCACGCTAACGCAATTCTTGACGACTGCGGAATCTCACGCGAGAGATTTGAATAATGAGTATGTAGGCGATGAACACCTATTACTGGCGATGTTAGACGATCCAAGTTGTGCTTCGTTATTAGAATCGGTAGTTAGCTTAGACCGCTTGAGATCTGCTTGTTCACGGTTCAGATTTAAACGGCCCCTAGAGGAGAGAATACCCTTTTTTACACCAAGAGTTAAATCTGTTATTGAGTATGCATCACTCGATGCAGAGTACGCTGGCTATTGTGTTAGTCCTCAGTGCATTTTGCGAACATTGATTAAAGGGGATAGTGTTGCAGTTTTTTTGCTAGTTGAATCTGGATGTGCAATCGACAGATTGAGAGATTTAGTGGGTAATAACAATGCAACAAGCTAAAAAAACACCTGAAAAATACACTGGGCAAAAGGGCCGCAAGGCTCTGACTCCAGCCCAGAAGGCTCAGAAGAATCGAGTGGCTGGGCGCGGCGAACCGATGAAGGCTCCGATTGACTTGCCGGATCCGCCAAGTCAATTGAGTGCCCACGCGCAGGCTGAGTGGGATCGCATTGGTAGGTACTTGAAGCTGACCGAACGAGTTGCCGCGGTGGATCGTCAATCGTTGGCGGCTTATGTGTCCAGCTTTACGTTGTACTGCGGTGCCATGGAGGCGTTGCTGGTGAATGGCCAGCCGCTGTGGGGTCTTTCCAATATGCGGCCCAAGCGAAGCGTGTTCTGTGACATCGCGTTTGATCATGGCCGCCAGACAATTCGTCTGGCCCGACAGTTTGGAATGACCGCTAGGTGCCGACACTTGGATCATCGTGTTACCGGTCGGCCAGCTACGCCGCAAGAGATTCACGACTTGCGTGGTACGGAGAAGCGTCGTAAGCCAACGGGCCGTATCGCGAAGTCGGTGGAGTTCGATGAGGATTCGGTGAGGCCGCCGGATTGGTTTTCGTTGAGCGAAATTGCTATCCGTGAGTGGGATCGGTTGGTGGGGCAATTGTCGGTTCTGGATTTGTGGACTCCGTTGGACGTGGCTGCGGTAACAGTCGGCTGTGCTAGTTTCGCTTTGGTGCTGACTTGCTGTGATCGGTTGAAGGAAGAGCTGACAACGATTGAAGTGGGTGACGGTGTCGCGGTTCAGAATCCGCTCTTGGCGATTCGATCGCGGCATGTCGAGCTGTGTAGTGAGGTTTGGAAGGACTACGGAATGAATCCAATGGATCGTGTGAATTTCAGTCGGATGGATGGTCGCGATGATTCCGGTGATGGGCCGCATAAGTTGGCGATGTTCCCAGAGGATGCGGCGTAATGTAGTTGACCGCTCCGCCGGTCAAACGTCTTCGCTCTTAGTAGCTGGATTCGCCAGAATTCAGACTGAACCCTGGCGGGATCAGCTACATAGCGGTACTGACAACGAAGTGATTGAGAAAAGGTGAATGATGCGAGTTAGTTGTGATCGATTGAAGTTATCTGAAGCGTTTTCCGTAGTGAGTTCGCTGGCAACGAAGGGTAGCAGTCGCGAAGCTTTGCAGTGTGTAAAGTTGGATGTTCGAGCTGGTTCGGTGACGTTGAGTGCTACGAACTTTGACACGAGCATTCGTCTGGAGCTAGACGGTGCCGAGCCGCTGGAGAGCACGCCGCTGAAGGCCGCAGACGGGGCGGCTCTTTTGCATGTCGGCCGGGTTGGTCAGATCATTCGCGAGACGCCTGACGATCGATTGAAGTTTGAGTTGGCGAATAAACCTGGCGAGGATGGTGATTTCCTTCGCATTTCCAGTTTGAATAGCGAATTCAAATTGCCTGTGATTGATCCTAAGGAGTTCCCTGCAGTAAAGGCTTGGGAAGAGACGGATTACCTTGAGTTGCCTGTGCGATGGCTTCGCGAGGCGATTCGACGGACGGCTTTTGCGACCGATCCTAATTCGACTCGATTCGCGTTAGGTGGCGTGCGGTTGGAGATGACCGACGAGTGTAGCCTTACGTTGATTGCGACCGATGGGCGTCGACTGGCTAAAGTGAATGGTTCGGCGACAAAGGTAGGTAATCCCGGTGTGCATGGGATTGTCGCGGCGATTGTTCCTACTCCTGCCATGGTCTTGGTGTCTAAGACGTTGGGTGATAGTGATGCGGCGGTCAAGCTTGCGATCCACGGTAATGATGTGGTGTTTTTTGTCGGCGGGGTGACGGTCACGACTCGGCAAGTCGAAGGCAGGTATCCCAATTGGCGCAGCGTTTTGCCGACTCGCGATAATCCAAGCAAGATTTCTTTGAATGTTGGGTCCGCGCATAACGTGATTCGTCAGGCCGCGATTGTGGCCGACAGTGAGTCCCGCGGGTTGGACTTCGAGCTCACAAGCGGCAGTTTGCTGTTGTCCGCATCGACGGCGGACCTCGGTAGGAGTCATGTCGAGTTGCCAATTGCTTACGAGGGCCAGCCGATTCACATGAAGATGGATTATCGGTTTGTCTGTGATTTCTTGAAGGCCTTGGATGCGACTGATTCATTCACGTTGGACGTTGTTTCTTCGACTGCTTCGGCTTTGCTGACTACCGACGATGGTTATTCGTATGTCGTGATGCCAATGGCGCTGGATCGTCCAATTAAACCTGCTGCTGCGAAATAGGTGTGAGCCATGGAAGCAAAGATTAAAGCAATTGCGCCTTGGTTTGGCGGAAAACGAACGCTTGCACCAAAGGTTGTTGAGCAGCTCGGGAAGCATACTCAATACTTTGAGCCGTTTTGTGGTTCGATGGCGGTGTTATTCGCTAAAGAGCCAAGCCAAAAAGAAACGGTGAATGACCTCCATGCTGATTTGGTAAATCTTGTAAATCTTGCAAATGTTCTGTCAAGAATCAGTTCTGCTGAAGATCTTTACGATCGATTGTCGCGGACATTGTTTTCTCAGGGGATTCTTGAGACTGCTAGATTGCAGTTAGAGCGGAATGATGGGCAGGACCATGTCGAACGAGCGTATTGGTACTTTCTTGCGAGCTGGATGGGACGGAATGGAACTGCGGGTACCGCTCGACTCGATTATCAAATAGCGGTTCGCTGGACAAAAAACGGCGGATCCCCAACTGTTCGATTTAGAAACGCCACGGAATCAATTCCTTGGTGGCATGAACGACTGAAAAACGTTGTGATTCTTCGGCGAGATGCTTTTTCGATTATTGATCGATTCGAGGATTGCGAAGGAACTGTTATTTACGCGGATCCGCCATACACCAGCCAGACCAGAGGGGATGGCAAGAGCGTCAAAAACGGAGGCGGGGGAAAATATCTGCACGAATTTGATCACACCGGCGGATTGTTTGAGGATGACCATAGTCGACTAGCTGAAATCCTTCGCGGGTACCGGAATGCTCGAGTGGTTGTTAGTTACTACGACTGCGATCGAGTGCGAGAACTTTACGATGGCTGGACGTTCATAGACTGCACGATGAAGAAACAATTGCACGCTCAAAATGGTCGAGGTGCTCGTCAGAAAACCGCACCTGAAATGCTAATCGTTAATGGTCCAGCTTACTGATTCGATAAAGGGGAGACGCTTTGAATGCATAAAGAACTGATCATCGATAGTTTTGCCGGCGGCGGCGGCGCTTCATTGGGAATTGCATGGGCTCTTGGACGAGTCCCAGATATTGCAATCAACCACGATGAGGACGCTATTGCAATGCATGCGGCCAATCATCCAAGCACGAAACATGTGCTCGAGGATGTCTGGAAAGCGGATCTCAAAAAGCTGGTCGGAAGACGCAAGGTAGGTTTGCTTTGGCTTAGCCCCGACTGCAAGCACTTCAGTCGCGCGAAAGGCGCCAAGCCTGTAGAAAAGAAAATTCGCTCGCTCGCTTGGATTGCTTGTAAGTGGGCGGCGGAAGTAAAGCCGCGCATCATTTGCCTTGAGAATGTTCGCGAATTCGCGGATTGGGGCCCGCTTGTACCTCGAATGCATTGCAAGAACTGTGGTTGGAAGGGCACGAAGGGCCAAGCAGTATTGATGCGAGTCAATTCACGGTGCCCGAGCTGTGATTCCAAGAAGCTGCAAACAACTGATGAGCTTGTGCCGTGCCCAAACCGTAAGGGGCTGACTTTCAAGCGATTCGTGGGACGACTTCGCAATCTTGGGTACAACGTCGAGTGGCGGAACCTAGATGCTGCGGACTACGGCGCGCCAACGCATCGAAAGCGGCTGTTTTTGGTGGCTCGTCGCGATGGTGAGACGATCAATTGGCCAGAGCCAACGCACTGCAGCCCGTCTAAGCTTGAAGCAACTCCACTTTTTGATCAGCTCAAGCCCTATCGAACGGCGGCGGAGTGTATCGATTGGTCGATCGAGTGCCCGTCAATCTTCGATCGCAAGAAGCCACTAGCAGATAAGACGATGCGGAGGATTGCTCTTGGCATCAAACGGTATGTGCTTGAGTCTTCTGAGCCGTTTATCGTTCAGACGTCTCACACGGGGACAACTGGCAGAGGTTCGTATGTTTGGCCGACTGGCGAGCCGACACGAACGATAAGTAGGTCCAACGAATTCGCCGTGGTGAGTCCTGTTTTGAGTCGATACAACGGCTCAAAAACGCAAGCCGACGATCGATGCCAGCAGATGGAGTTTCCTTTTTCAACTTTGGATACTCAGCCAAGATTCGCTCTGGTGTCGCCGACATTAGTTTCGATCACGCACAACGGCGAGCGTAAGCCGATCGACCCAAACGAGCCATTGCCGACGATCACCACGGCGCATCGCGGTGAAATGGGGCTAGCGGCTGCTACGTTGGTTCGACAATTCGGAAAATCGAGTGGAGTAGATATCGAACAGCCATTGCCGACCACAACTGCGGGTGGCGGTGGCAAAACATCGGTTATAGCCGCTACTTTAGGGCAGTCTGGCTTGGTGTCGGCTTTCATCGCCAAGCACTTTGGCGGGATGGTTGGCGTTGAAGTTGATACGCCGCTTCCCACAACAACGATGCGAGGGACGCAGAACCAGCTTGTCGCTGCGAACTTAGTGCATTTGAATCACGGCGCTAAGCAATGGAGTGGTTGCGATGATCCGATGAGGACTGTAACGACTGGCAACCACGCCGCGTTGGTCTACAGCTTCTTAGTCAAGTACTTTGGAACTGCGATCGGTGCGAATCTACTTGAGCCAGCTCCAACGGCAACAGGGAAAGACAGATTTGGCTTGGTTACAGTGACGATCAACGGTGAGCCATACGTGATTGTTGACATTGGCATGAGAATGTTGACTCCGCGCGAGTTGGCTAGGGCGCAGGGCTTCCCAGATACCTACGAGCTGACAGGTACTAAGACCAGCCAGGTTGCACGAATCGGCAATTCAGTCTGCCCTCACGTTGCGTCCGCAATCGTTGGTGCAAATTGCAATGCGGAGGTCCTAGCATGATCGAGATCGGCGGGAGTACTATTGCAGCATCAATCTACGGAGTTGTTATGAACGAAACGCAGTTGGAGAAAGACTTCATTAAGTGGCTGGCCCCGCAGTGCGTGGAGATGCGTTACAGCAGATGGTTCACCACGGAGTCAGGAGAGTGCGACGAAGGCGACTACTGCGCGGACTGTGTCGAGGCCGAGCTAACAGAAAGGAAGTCCGCGGGCAGTCAGTTCGTAGTCGTCGAAGGTTGGGACGAAGCGGTGACTTCTGATCGGGAACGTAGTTGCGACCGTTGTGGATGCTTGCTCGAAACGAGTCCAACTCGGGAGTTCATCAAGGAGGATATATCGCAATTAGCGGAGATGGTCGCGGAGATGGTCGACGGCGAGCAGCTCGACCCAGATCTCGCTACATCGATCCATAACTGGCTTACTGGCATGGGCGACCGGCATGAGTCGGATTGGGAGAAGGTTGCGCCCCACGCAGCGAGACTGATGGCGAACGACAACCAGCAAGTAGTACCGGCCGGGTTCATTACTTACACGCCGGCCGATGCACGCGATTGGTACGACCACGACTCGGTTTGGCTTGGGATCTACCAATGGTTCGCCGAGCGACTAATCGCCGGCGAGTACCCTCTTGAGTACCTGGTTGACACGTCGGGAATCAACCGCAGTTCGCTTCGAGAGATCGCGGACATGAAAGAGCCCTCGAAGGTGATAAAGGGACTTCTCTCATTCGTTGGATCAACGTGCGGCCGAGGTAAGTTCCTTGCTAGTTTGGGTCTCGAACGCCAGGCAGACTTAGACACTCCGATACGGATGGAGGACCGCCGATGCGACTGGCCGACGTTCGGAGTGAGGGGTCGCAAGCTAATCGAGTCTCCGAATAAACACCACCCGGAAGCGAAGGTGCTGACTAAGGCAGAGCTGCTGTTTTCGACGGATGGTAGATGGGAATACCAAGCCTACTACGACTACGCGCACTACGATCGATCGTACTGGTGCGTGTCGTTCTGTCAGGACGATGGAGAGTCACTGGCAAACTTCACTTCGAGAGTCAATGCCGATCTGGAAGCGATGTTGGAGCCGTGCGACCAAACCGAATATAGTCGACTGGCGGACCTGAGGAACTGGGATCAAATTCGCGAGGCGATAAGCAAGGTGTTCTACTACGCCAACCCGCCGGCTACGCAGTCCGAGTGGGAGGTAGAACTGACCGACCTGCTGATGGACGTCGATGGGTTAGTCCTGACCGGACGAAGAATCCATATCGATAGGAAGAAAATGGCGACACTGAAGCGTTGGATCAAGGACCAGAAATGATAACACTGCCCGACATGGCTTGGATTGGATGGGATGGCGAACTCAAGTTTCCATCTGCTCATCACCTCAAAGATCCAATTATGGCAATCGCTCGAGACGACAGACTGGTTGGCCGACTACTCGACGGGCGAGAATACAACCAGTTTCCATCGGTGAAGGAGTAAGCCTTGTCAACAATTCAACTGACTGCAGTTGAGCTGGAAGAGCTTCTGAATAAAGTAGCTACCGAAACAGCGGAGCGTGTCGTTGCTCATCTTTTGAAGACAGACGATAGGCTGCTGGATGTCTACGAGGCCTCGAAAGTACTTGGATGTAGCGTTTCAACTGTCGAGCGTTGGACCAGGGAACGAAAGGTGCCCAGTCACAAGATTGGGAAGTTGAGGAGGTACAGGCATTCTGAATTGCTCGCCATCGATAAGCAGATCTTCGAACAAACACCTATTGAAAGCACTTAATTATGGTCAGCGTTATTCGTCGCAAGCAGGGCGGTCGGAACGGATGGCGAATTCGATTTGTCTTTCGGGGACGTAGGCTTGAGGTCTACTTGGCTGGCGTCAGAAAATCGGTCGCAGAGACTGCTGGCCGACACATCGCGGATCTCGCAAAAGCCAAAGAAAAGAATCTGGCTGCTGATCTAACGGACGTCGCCTGGGCAGAGGGCACCATTGGAAGCCTGCGTGAGCGATTAGCCGATTTTGGTTTAGTTTCACGTCTGAAATCAGCCTCAAATGAGTGCAAAAGCACTCTCGATACCTTTGTGCAGGCCTACATCGATGGAAGAACGGATGTGAAGGCAACTACGCGTACGAACTACGGGCAGACTAAAAGGCTGCTGGTTGAGTATTTTGGCGTTACGAAGTCGATCGAGTCGATCACCGCAGCCGACGGTGATCGTTGGCGATGCTGGATGCTAGAAAAGAAGCTGGCAGCTTCCAGCGTTAGCAAGCACGTCAAGCGCGCGAGAACAATCTTCGATCATGCAATGAAGGATCGCTTGGTCAGCGGCAATTCGTTTAAGGAGGTTCGAGCCGGGGCCGAGACAAATCCTGCACGGCAGGCCTACATCGATGCTGTCGATGCTCAGAAGATCATGGATAACTGCCCTGATGCTGATTGGCGAGTGATTTTCTCGCTCGCAAGGTGGGGCGGACTGCGATGCCCCAGCGAGATACTGACTCTTAAATGGGACGACATCAATTGGGATCAAGGAAAGATTCGCATTGACGCGCCTAAGACTGGCTTGCGATTTTGCCCACTCTTCCCCGAACTGCGCGCCGTTCTCGAAGAGGCGTTCGAACTCGCTGACGAAGGATCTGTTCGGTGCGTGACACGATACTCTCCCCAGCAAAAAAATCTGAGGACACAACTTGAGCGTATCATCCAGAAAGCCGGACTAACGCCGTGGCCGAAGCTCTTCAACAACCTCAGAGCCAGCCGGAGAACTGAACTTCAGGAGATATACCCAAGCCACGTCGTCGACGCCTGGCTCGGCCACTCGACCAAAGTTGCCGAGGCACACTATTTGCAGGTCACTCCTGAGCACTGGGATCGTGCTTCCGGGTACCACACCGGGTACCACACTTCTACCCGCCAACAGCCAGCGACTGGCCATCGCGAAACGAAAAAACCCCAACAAAACACAAGTTTCGCTGGGGTTGGATGGTTGCTTCACAACGGTGAAGTGACCCCTATGGGGGCTGAACTACTTGCGATTCTACAGTCTTCTTGGAGTGAATTTTGCCAGGGTACCACCATGGGTACCACACCGGATTCCGTTACCAATGGGCTACTAGCATTTATTGAGTCGGAATTCGATCGAGCTTCGGCGCTGCCTTCAGGCTAAAAACCTAAATCCAAAAAACATCATCTCCAGAGTTTTTCGGATTTGCGCAGGACAGAGATCG